TGGAGACGGTCCATACAAGAAACAAGCACCCATTCATCCAAGAAGGTTGTACGCCCGTGTAAACTCACGTGGCTGAAGACCATTCAGGTCATACCGCACTTAAGCACCCCCTGAAGAACCGTACTTGAGTTGCACACTCACGCCATCTAATCATCCAGGCCGCTTGCGCGTCTGGAGACCAGGGAACGGAGTCTGCCCCATGCTCGCACATTGTGATTCAGTTCCTCGTCGCCTGAAGGATCGCGATCGAGTTGCCGAACACACAAAGAGGAGGTCAGATAGTAAGCTGCCACATCAAGTAAACCGATGTCAGCATCCGACATATCCACCTTGACATTGCGTGGGATGAGATCTTTCACCACACTAAACCAGACATTCCTCACCTGAATAGGGGAGTCGGGATCCAACCGCTTGAAGCGAATCGAGTCAAACTCGGAATACGCTTTGCAGCAGGCCTGATCGAGGTCATCAGGACCCAAGATCGCCCCGCTCGGGAGAGTGGCGTACTGCCAACTGACATCATCAACGTCGTCGGCCATATTCCACTCCCGAATCGGTTGGAGACCTACTCCACCAAATTCTTCAGGAACAAAGAACGGCAGTCCACGCGCTAAGGTCGGAATCTTGCACTCATTCATGAATGCAACGTGTACCGGTACCTGGAGGTCCTCAGGACAAGACTCCATGAGTGCTCTATGACGAGCCCCCACAGTTCCGTCTCGAGAAGTGTCCACAAGGTCAGAACCCTGCACGACACCCTGGCCGCTACGCTTCTTACCAGTAACAAGTCCCATGTTAACATAAGGGACCAGCTGGAGACGCCCTCCCACACTTAAGTGGAAGGACGTGGAGTTGATGTTGAGATATGCATTGTCTGAATAGACTTTACCCACAGAGGGCTCTAGTCCAACGAGAGATGCACAATCCTTCCAAATCTCCAGGAACGATGGAGGAGCCCGGACGGCCCCATCGTCACCATTCACCAGAGCAGGGACGTCTGTCAACCGACAGGCACGACCCACCAATCTCTCATAAGCATAACGAATCACTGCACCATTAACCACACACAAAATGATGAAACTCACGATGGAGCCCATCAATTGACCCCACTTCTGCGGAGAGCCCTCGACCAGATGACCGGTCAGGGCTTTCTTAAAGAACGCAGAAAGATCCTCAGGCAACTGTACACAAGCACATATCTCTTCCACGGCCGCCTCAGAACACTCCGGGTTCAAGAAGTCAGTAGCGCTCGAGTAATCAAGCGAATGGAACATCCCCTCAGTGCCTTTAAACACTTCATTGAGAATGTCCGAACTAACTGGCTCCCCGGTAAGTCGA